CTGACACTTCCTGCAATGCCGTTTGATCGATATAGTCGGAGATGAAGTCAGCGCTCGCACCCGGAGGCCGAACCGCCACCAAAATCTTACCCGCGCTCATCGTGCCTTTAAGGGCAATCGTTCCAACCCCAGCAGGGCAGGGCTCGAAAGCCGTTTCACCGGATGCTGTCGTGATCGTCGCTGTCTGGGCCATGAGCTAAATTATAGCGGCTCAAGGCGTGAACGTGGGGTTACAGCGGGTGAGACCACGCCCATTTCGTCAGGCGAACAATGCCCCACCAAGCATAGAAGGCGAGAATGACCGCTATCAGCGCGCCACCGGCTAAGATCACCACGCTATTAAGCTCAGCGCTCACGCCGTTTATCTCGGCTGCGCCGCGTAGGGTTTTGATGAAGAGGCCGCCCATCGTTAGCGCCTCGGCTTTAGGTTGATCTCTGGCGTCTCGATTGGCGGAATATCGGTGATAAGGCCATTGAGGTATTCGTCATCAGCCTTCGCGACAACAAAACACTTATCATCCAGCGGGCGCTCACTCTTCCTTGGGAAAAGCATCATCGGCATTTCCCAGCGCTGTTTACACTTCGGGCACTCCACCGCATGGGCAAAGAAGCCGTCAACATGGCCGTCGAACCCGCAATCGCAGCGGAAGTCCATGCAGACGTCAGTACCCTTCCACTGGATGAAGACGTTTGTTTCCTCGCGCTCTGCGCCAAGATCAAACCACTTCTCGTCCATCCTCAGTACCCCGTTACTCTGTTAGCCGTGCGGCGGGATTCTTCGTAATCGCGCTCGTCATCCATTGGGATAGTGTCGGCAAAGCGAAGCATCATCATAGCATAGCGGGTAGCGCTCATCAAATCGTCGCGCTCCTTGACGACCTTGCCGTCAACGCGGTGATAGAGGCGAAACTCTTCAAACCACTCCCGGCATGTTGAGTAAACTTTGAAGCGGCCGGTCTGCATCCGGTCCAGCATGTCAAAAAGGCCAGCCTCAACGCCTGAGCCCCCGTCAGGGTAGGTGGCTCGCTCTGGCATCATGTTGAGGCCGTTGCGGTCATACTGTGAGCGTAGCTCCTCGCCAGATCCTTTGTCGTGCTGCAGGCCGTCATGTGGCCAAGCAACCGGAACCCAGTTGCCCCATGGCCGAACCGCAGCAGAGTGAAACACTGGCGTCTGCTCTGACACGCGATAGCAGCGCATCACGTACACGCAATCCGAGTCCCGGTCCCATACCATGTGAACAGCGGCGAACGGGTGATCCCAACCAAAGTCTATCCCAATAATTTGCGGCCAATGGATCGGCACGCGCGCCAACGGTTCAACCGTAATGGTGCTTTCGCTTACTGGAAAGATACGCCCCGAACCCATGATCGGAACGCCCTTGGTGCGCGCTTCGCGCTCGTGGGGCGGGTACGATGCGGCGATACGGTCGCGCTCATCCTGCGAGAAGTGGAGGGCGTCTTCTATCGTTGCCGTGATGACAATGCGGTCCTTAGCCCCGTCGCGCACGGTAAGCCTCCCGCAATTCGTCAGCCTCTTTCGTTAGCCAACGCTCACCGGAGACAATGCGAGAGATCGCCGGCTGCCTAAGACCAAGCCGCCTGCCAATCTCTTCATGGGTGAGGGGGATTTCCAGCCATTGGAATATCTGGCGCACCTTGGCATCATCTAGCTTTGCGTGTGGGTGCTTCGTTCCGCGCGCTGCCGTTCCGTGCTCTATTTTGTCAGCGTGATTTCCAGCGCGACTATCCCAACGCAGATTAGTCCAGTGGTCATTCGAGCGCGACCCGTCGATATGGCAAACCTCGGCGCCATCGAATGGCCTGGGACCAACGAACGCCTCGATAACAAGCTGGTGAGCCTTCTTGTGGAAGCTGCGATTGTCCCGGCGCAAGATATACATGCTGTAGCCGTCCTCTCGACGGTACGGCTTCATCACCTTGCCGATCTCACCGCCACGAATGCCCTTGGCTATGCGGCGCACCGCGCCAGCCTCAGACACTTCGTAAGCAGGAAAGCTCGGCACTGTTCGCCAGATCATGTAAGCCCCAGGAATCGCGACACGACCGTACTATATCCCTTGAGTGGGGTAAACGTAATGTAAACGATGCCGCCCGTTTCGTTGGTGCGCGTCAGGGCTTCCGAATAGATGTCTTGGTCGCACTCCTCATCCATCCAGATCACCTCAAGCGCCGCGCCCTGCCACTTCTCGCGGCCACGCTCATAGCTTTTGAATTGAAGCGATGACCAGCCACCGGACGTATGCTTGATAGAGCATGTGTCGATAGCGTCAGCGATGCCGCGAGAAGGGGACACGTCGCCTATATCGACAGCCGGAATGTATCCCGTTCCCCATTCTTCCTTGCGGCCAGGCGGGCCGATCAGCTTGTCTTGAACAATGTCGCGCGTCGTCTCGTTTGTGACGCCGGCCGCCCATGCTCTGATCGGCTTATCGAAGCGCTTACCTTCCCACCAATCGGGGTAACGGCCCGTTAGATGTATCGCCATTTCAGCGGCTCCGCACAAGCTCTTGCCGAAGCGATTGGACGCCATAAGCAGGCGTTCTCGATATTGAGCCCCGGCGTTATGAAACTCTATCTGCTTGGGGTAGGGGTCATATAAGGCGAGACGGTTTTGGGCTTTCCGTCTCGCCAGCGTCGCCTCTGCCTTCTTGATGAAGGCGGCAAGCTGCTCTGGCGGCAGCGAGGATAGCGGTGAGTTCGTCATCATCCATCTCGTCAAGCGGATCGACGCGGACGTTTAGCTCCTTGGGTAGGATGCTAGCCACGACTTTCAAATACTCGTGCGGTCGATCTTTACGGACCGTTTCAATGACGCTGGCGCCGTTGGTCTCCCAGTCGGCTTGGAGGTCCGTCAGGAAGCTTTCGCCTAGCTTGTTGCGCGAGCCCTTTGGGCGTCCCTTGGGGTTCAGCACTTGGCCTGGCTGCACTTGGAATTTGGCTAGGTGAGCGGCTGGATTGCGCGGCGTTTCCGGGGCATCTGTATTTGCCACTTCGGGTTTCGCCTTCTTAGGCGCACGCGCTCGCTTCTTTCCCTCGGCACTCATATAGATCACGCTTCCGGCGACCGAATAAATTCTTGAGGGTTTAGAGTAGCATGGGGAAGGGTTAGCGTGGGGTTACTATAGCTGGCTTCGGTCTCTTAGGGCTTCACGGAGAGTGAGCGCGCCAGTAGGGGCGGCTACTGCTAGGCCAGCTAGTAGGTTGCGACGGTTTGAACGGGATGGGTCGAAGGCTGCTTCTGGCGATCTCAGGTTAGCCGGATCGAACACGGCACGCACGCTAGCTACCGGCGACTTTGGGCCGTGGTTATTGTAGGTGTCTCTGACGTTGCGAACCTCAAACCCATCGAAGCCCATGCCGTGCGCAATGTCCTCTAGGTCGTTGGTGCTAATGCGGCCAGGATTGCCGGTGAAGTCCGCCTTATAGCGTTTCACCATCTCATCGAACTGCGGACGTTGCGCCTCTGGTAGCGACTGGCGAATATGGTCTAGGCTGAGGTTGGCGAACCTCTCCCCACCACCGTCAACGACCATAAGATTGCCGCGTGTCATCAGAGGGATTACGTCAGGGTTTGCGCCCTGATAATCGAATGCCCTATCGTCACGGGCATAGGTACGCGCCACGCTTTGCTTGTCCGTGAGATAGATCGGGCGTGGGCGCTCAAGGTTCTGGTTAAGCGTTCCAGCCTCATCCAGCAATTCAAAGTAGCGGGCGCTCGTTCCGTTTGCCGCTCGCTCCGCACCCATCTCTGCTTGAATTTGAGCGTAGCGATCTGGGTCCGTTAAATAGCCCGCGTTGGTGGTGCGAGGTTCAAATCCGCCCGATGCTTGCACTTGCCTAATGTCAGGCGAGCCGTGGTAAACTGGCGTGGTATCGAATCCCATCTCCCGCGCTCGTGCCATGCGCGAAGCTTCATCCATAGGAAGGCCACGCAACTCCGCCGTAGCAAACGCACGGCTTTCCCCTCTGGCAAGGCGCTCTGCTAAAGCGCGACGGAGGAGAGAGGAGAAACCGGCCACCTAGGCACTCTCTGTCTTTTGGTGCGAAGCTAACACGGCCCATACTACGCGATCATCGTCAGCCAGGAGGCGTTCGCGGACATCGGCTAGGAGCATGTCCAAGGCGAAGACGATTTGCTCCTGAGGAACGCCCATCTCCTTGGCCTTGCGGTGAGATGCGAGCAGCGGGCGAAAGTCTATCTCCCCTAGCGTCTGAATTGGCGAGGATGTCATTGCGCCAGCCAAGACTTGGGGAGCTTTCTCGTCACTCCGCTTACATGCTGAGCGGCAACATGATCGCCCTGAGTTTTGATGACGGTCCAGTCTGTAGGGTTAAAGTCTGCAGGCTTGGTTGCGTTCTTCCCGTACTGGAAGTCTAGGGTAGGGGAGGCGTCTTCCCTATCCATTAGGTGTCTGCCAAGGCTGTGATCCACAGCTTGTCAGCAGCCGCCGAACGAACCTTACGATGGATCACAATATCCGTGTAGGAGTTGGGGCCAACGTACTGATCGGCTTGGGTTGCGTCTTGGCCGCTGCCGGCTGTGGTGATCCGAAAGCGAATGCCGGTCGTCCCGTCATCGTTCGAGACGCGGATAAGCCGAATGGGATAGTACGTCCCGCTGCCATCTACGGCGGTATTGCAAAGCTGGAGATAGGTGTTCGCGATGGCTTGGCCAGCCAAACGGATCTGAGGCGGGAAGACTGGGGAGTCGTTGCCCTCTGTGATATCCGTGAACTGAAAGAGGCTAATCGTCATCTCGCGTCGGTCCTATCGGTAGGCTTTAGATTGTCGCTTAGCTATCCTTGCTAAGTCCTTACGAAACCGTTTCGCCAGCGGGTGAGTGCGGGGCGTTAGAAGGAGGCGAAGCCAGCGGATCAATTCTCGTCTTCCACTACCCAATCTCGTGCGCCGGCAAAGTCATAGGGGCTGGCTTGGCGCATCACGGGGCGGGGGCCGTTACGAAAGCGGAGAAGCTTTAAGTCCTCCCTTAGACCTTTGATCT